TTTTCAATGTCTGAAGAAATTTTGGAACAACAGTCTGAAGAACTGGAAGAAGAGCAACAAGCTGTGGAATCTTCAGACGAAGAAATCAACGAAGCCAAAGCTCGAGTAAAAGAAGATGATGATGAAGGTGAAGAAGAAGATGATGAAGAAGAGGTAGAAGAAGCTGTCGAAATTCCTAAAACAAAAGCAGGAATGATGAAAGCTATCTATGATTCTCTTAATACAATGAAGAAATCTGAACTTCAGGATTCTTTTGCTCAAATTATAGGAGCTACTCTTTCTGAACAAGATGATGATGAGGAAGAGGAAGAAGGCGATGAAGAAGAAAAACCAGTAGAATCGAAGAAACTCAGTAAGGAAGACCTAGAAATTAATGTCAAAGAAGACATTGATGCCATTGTTAGTGGGGAAGAACTTTCAGAAGATTTTAAGACTAAAGCGGCTACTATATTTGAAGCGGCTGTATCAACTAAAGTTATTTCCGAGGTAAATGAGAGACTGCAAGTTTTTGAAGATGAATACAAAAAAGAACTTTCTGAAGCTAAAGACGAATATATGACCAATATGTCTGAAAAAGTCGATGGTTATCTTAATTACGTTGTAGAAGAGTGGATGAAAGACAATGAAATAGCTTTAGAAAAAGGAATTCGTTCGGAACTCGTAGAAGATTTTATGACCGGACTTAAAAACCTTTTTCAAGAGCATTATATTGACATTCCAGAAGAGAAAGTTGACTTAGTTGATGATCTTTTTGGAAAAGTCGAAGAACTTGAAAAGCAACTTGATGAATCCATTAATACTAATGTGGATGTCAAAAAGGAACTTGCTAAGTTCAAAAGGGAAGAGGTTTTAAGAAATGTTTCGGAAGAACTTGCTGAAACAGAAAAAGAAAAACTCACAAAACTTGCAGATGGTATCGATTATGAAGACGATTCTCAATACCAAGAGAAGCTTGAAGTATTAAAGGAAAATTATTTTCCGAAGACAAGTGATACTCCTCAAACAATTACTGAAGAAGTAGAAAATACTGAAACAGATGAAGAGACAGGGGAGACTATTGATCCATCTATTAGTCGTTATGTCAATGCAATGAAAAGACATAATTAATTTTTAATTTACTATAACTTTTAAACATTTTAACAACTTTAGGAGATAAAAATGTATCTAGCTGAAGGACTTCAACAAAAATGGGGCCCGGTCTTGGATCATGATGATATGCCCGAGATTAAAGACCCGTACAGAAGGGCTGTGACAGCTGTCCTTCTGGAAAACCAAGAAAAGGCAATGAAGGAGCAAGGCTCGTCAGATTCCTGGGGAATGTTGACAGAGGCAACTCCAACTGTCGCTACTGCTACAGCATCTGCATCTGGTGTTATCCAGTATCAAGATCCTGTCTTGATTTCGATGCTTCGCAGAGCAATGCCTAATCTTATTGCGTATGATATCTGTGGTGTCCAGCCTATGACAGGACCTACAGGACTTATTTTCGCAATGAGAGCACGTTATGATTCACAATCAACCGGTACTGAAAGTTTCTACAATGAATCTGATGTTACACATGCTGGTGCAGCAACTACTGGAACACAAGCAAGTGCGGGCTCAGCCGGTACTGACTTTGCTCAAGGTGGTTCTGCAGACAATGTAGCTGGCGGCGTTGCAACTGCTGCTGGTGAAGGCTTGGGTATTACTGGAACTTCTGGAACTCATGGAGATGATTTCCAGGAAATGGCATTCTCAATTGAGAGAGTTGCCGTTACAGCAAAGACAAGAGCATTGAAGGGTGAATATTCAATGGAATTGTCTCAAGACCTGAAAGCTGTTCATGGTCTAGATGCTGAAACAGAACTCGCAAATATTCTCTCACAAGAAATTCTTGCAGAGATTAACCGTGAGGTTGTTCACAACATCTATTTTGCTGCTACAACTGGTGCTGCTCATAATACCACAAGTTCTGGTATTTTTGACCTTGACACAGACTCTAATGGCCGTTGGTCAGTTGAGAAATTCAAAGGTTTGATGTTCCAGATTGAGCGTGAAGCTAATGCAGTCGCAAAAGCAACACGACGTGGTAAAGGTAACGTCATACTCACTTCCTCAGATGTCGCATCCGCACTTGCTATGGCAGGCGTGATGGACGGATCAGGAGTTGATGACACAGGTAATTCCTTTGTTGGTACACTGAATGGTCGCTACAAAGTTTATGTAGATCCATATTTCAGTTCATCCGCAACAAATTTCTTTGTTGTTGGATATAAAGGAGCCAGTGCTTATGACGCAGGTATTTTCTACTGCCCATATGTACCACTACAAATGGTGCGTGCGGTTGGTGAAAATTCATTCCAGCCTAAGATTGGTTTTAAAACCCGCTACGGTATGGTAGGAAATCCATTTGCAACTGCTTCTAGTGCAGGAACAATTGCAGCTGGAACCAACTACTACTACAGAATTGTCAAGGTTTCTAACCTGATGTAATTCTAGAGGGGAACCCAATTGGTTCTATCAAAGGGGCGAGTCACAATTTGTGTCCGCCCCTTTTTTTATGCTGACTAAATAATATAGAAGGGAACGTATTCAACAACCAATAATTTTATTCAATCAGAAAGAGGTGGAGCATGGCAGATAATAAAATCATAGAATTGGTAGAGGCAAAAGCGCCCGCTTCTACAGATTTAGCACTTCTTGTTGCTGAACCATCAATTAATCCATCGAATAAAAAATTAACTTTAGGAACCCTTTTTAATAAGATACCATCATGGTTAGGATTTTCTCAAGCTCCTATCACTTATACTAGTGGTGCAATAGATATTACCTCACCAATATCATTTCTTTCTGTAACTGGTACAGTAGCATTTACACTCGCGGCAGGATCTCAAGGACAGATAAAAACTCTAGTATGTACAGTTGCTGCAACCACTGCAGCAAAAGCTTTTACTGTCACCTCTTCATCAGGTTTATTAGTTACAAGTGAAGCTCATGGATTGATAGATACACAGATAATTCAAGTAACCTCCGCTGGTACATTACCAACTGGTTTATCTGCTGGTGTAGATTATTTTGTAAGAGATAAGACAGATGATACTTTTAAGTTAGCATTAACTTCAGGTGGAACAGCAATAGCTTATACAAATGCTGGTAGTGGAATTCATAGTTGGACTACAAATCCAGTTGGTACACTTACTCCTGTTGCTACTGCTAATGATGGATATAATACAATTACTTTTAATACAGTAGGACAATCAGCAACTTTAATGTATTCAAATTCTGGATGGATTGTTCTATCACAAACTACTCATGGATTAGTATTAACTCCAAATAGAGTAGTTCAGGGTATAACTGATACAACAGATGTACTTATTAATCAATATGATGGTGCAGAAGTTGCACGTATTCACGATGGAGCCACAAATATTGTAGCATCATCGGGAACAGGAGCATCTTCATTAGCGGGTACTGCCGGAAAGGGTGGATTCGGTTTCCGAAGGCCATTCTATGGTGTAACCGCCGCTGCTGATGATGAATCAATAACACTCTCTTTGGCTCATTCTGGTTCAATTATTGGTGTAACTGGTGCAGCATTTGATTTGGACATAATTCTCCCCGCAATTGCTGCTGGTGAAGAAGGATGGTTTGTAGACATTGCTATTACTACTGCATTTAGTGGAACAAATAACTTGGAAATTAAAACAAACGGCGATTCGGGTGATACAATTTATCTATATGGAAATGATGCTGGAACCTCTGGTGCAGATGTCGCTGGTGGTGATGTTGTTAGAACACAAGCTGATCCAGTTGCAGGAACATTGATGAAATTTACTTGTATGAAGGGTGGAGCCGCAGAACAATGGATTTGTGAAGCATTTACACCAAGTGGTGATCTTCCATCTGTTGAAGCCGCAGTCGCATAATAGGATAATAATCTATGTCAGCAATGCAAAATTTACCAGCAAATATCAGTTTACTTTCTCCAGTTGGATTTAAGTTTACTTTATCCAAACTTCCAGAGGTAACTTATTTTTGTCAAGCAGCTAATATTCCAGGAATTTCTCTTAGTTCAGTAGAAAATCCAACTCCATTGAAAACCACTTATTTTCCAGGAGATGAAGTAACTTTTGATGAATTGTCTGTCCGTTTTATAGTAGATGAAAATTTAAAAAATTGGACTTCTTTGTATAATTGGATAAGAGCATTAGGAACTCCAACTGCAGAGGATGAAAGGGATTATCGGAAACTCAAACAGGATAATGAACTTACAACAGAGGGAGTCCTAACAGTACTTACTGGTAATATGAATCCTCAAATGCATGTAAGATTCCATGATTTATTTCCACTTTCACTATCAGGAATTAGTTTTGATTCAGGCGCGACTGATGTGGAATACGTTTCAGCTGATGTGTCATTTCGATATGACCTCTATGAAATAGAAAATTTACTTCAAAATGAAACATCTTATGATGGAGCACCAGTATATTCAGAATAATAATAATTAGGAGGTGATTTGAAACTTGAAGAGATTCAAGAATTTTGGCATAAAGACCGTGAAATTGACTATTCAGAATTAGGAACTGAATCTATTAGAATTCCACAAATTCATGACAAATATTTAAAAATTTATACAGATGAGCGAATCCGGCTTAAGGGATTAGAATTTGAATTAGCAAAATTGATCCGTGCTAAGACAGATTTTTATTCTGGTAGAATGCCTCAAGAAGATTTGGAGAGGCGTGGATGGGAACCATTTTTGGGTAGACTTCTCAAAAATGAAATTAGTAACTATATTGAATCAGATGATGATGTTATTAAAATTAAACAGCAAGTTATAGTATTACAAGAAAAGATTAATTATCTAGATTCTATTATTAAAATGATTAATAATCGAGGGTTTCAGATAAAAAACGCTCTAGATTGGCTAAAGTTCTCTCATGGAACCACATGATGTAATTATTACTAAAAAAAATGAAGTCTATATTAAAGTTGATTGTGAACCTTCCATCGCCCAAGAAATTTGTGATCACTTTACCTTTTTGGTTCCAGGACATACTTTTATGCCTGCTTATAGAAAGCGTTTATGGGATGGTAAAATCCGCCTATTTAACATCTATAATAGATTGTTGTATGGAGGATTACTAGAACATCTTTGTAAGTTTTTGTATATTAGAAATTACAAGGTTAAATTTCAATCCAACTTTGAAATCGCAAAATGTAATCTCCAATCCAAATTTATTGATTCTTTAAAATTACCACATACTATTAGAGATTACCAATTAGACGCCATAAATCATGCACTTTCCCATCAAAAAACTTTATTAGTTTCTCCAACGGCATCTGGGAAATCTCTTGTCATCTATATATTAGTAAGATATCTAAAACTCAAAACATTAATTCTTGTTCCAACAATTTCTTTAGTAACTCAAATGTTTCAAGACTTTAGGAGTTATGGTTGGGATGCTGCTAATAATTGTCATACAGTTTATGCTGGGAGGGATAAAGGGTCAGAATTACCTATAGTAATTAGTACTTGGCAATCTCTTTATAAAATGCCTCAAAAATACTTTGAGCAATATCAAATGATAATTGGTGATGAGGCACATGGATTTAAGTCTAAATCACTCACCT